ATATTCTATGATATCTTTGTGTTCAAGATTCTTAGAAAAATTATCATTGTCAGATAATATGTTAGCACCAAATCCTATGGCACTCTTTTTCTTTAGTCGTTTTTTAATTACTTTATCTATTCCTACAAAGGCACCACCTACAATGAATAATACATCAGTAGTATCAAACTCTATAAAATCTTCTGTAATTGATTTTCTACCATTTGATACTTTAATTTTGACCACTGTGCCTTCTATTAATCTTAGTAGTGCTTGTTGAACACCTTCGCCACTTACGTCGCGTGTAGCAGTGTTAGATTCGCTCCTACGGGCCTTCTTGTCTATCTCGTCGATGTATACTATGCCCTTTTGTGCTAACTCTAAATCATAATCAGCAATACTTAGCAGACGTTCTAAAACACTTTCTACGTCTTCTCCAACGTATCCTGCTTCTGTTAATGTTGTGGCATCAGCAATAGCAAAAGGTACACCTAATTTTTTTGCCAATGTTTTAGCAAATAGTGTTTTACCTGTGCCTGTTGATCCTTGCAAAAGGATATTACTTTTATCTAGTTCTAAATCTCCTGGATCATTATAAACTTTTTTGTAATGATTGTAGGCACTAACACTGAGCATTTCTTTAGTTTGGGCGTGACCTACTATATGGTCATTTAGAAAATTGTAAATTTCTGGAGGGGAAGGTAATTCAACAGGTTCTATATCAGGATCTGATAATTCGTTTGTGACAATGTTGTAACTTAAAGTTATACACTCGTCGCATATAAAAACATTTGGTCCTGCTATAAGTTTTTTAACAAGGTCTCTTTTTTTACCGCAAAAACTACACTCTAGGTTTGAATTATCTGACATGCTTGTATTTATTGTTAGTCTATGTTGCCAGTATCATCTTTAGGATAATCTACTGCCCAAAATCCTAATTTGTCTTTTACTTCTTGTTGCGATGTGTTTAGCAGTATATTGTATATTTCCTTTTCACTTAGATCCTCTTTGTTAAACTCACTCATAGCCATGAGTCTTGCGGCTTCACGTAAATCACCTGAAGCAGGAACTTCAACTTGTACTTCCTTGACTTTCTGTTGTGTTTGTTGTAATTCAGTTAGTTGTTTCTTGAGTGTATTATACCTAGACTGTAACTTGTTGTATTTGTCTTGCATACCTTCATCTATAACTTCAACAATTTTTTCTACTTCAACAATTTTTTCAGCCTGCTTACTATCCTGTACCAATTTAAGTTTGTTTTTTAATTTGGTAACTTCTTTTTGTAATTCAAAAACCAACTCGTTGTTAACAACATCTACTTCTCTTACAGTTTCGGGTCCTGGTACTTCAATGATTCTTTCTGGGCCAGGAACTTCTTTTTCGACAATTCTCTCGACCTCCTTGATGACCTCGATCTCCTTAGGCACTTCGACTTCCACAATCTTCTCAACTTCAACTGTAACCTCCTTTGGATTATCGATACTATCAATAAGCATTGCTAATGTATCAGCATATTGCTTATTAATATCATCAATGTATTTTTGTATGTCTCTAACTGTGCTCTTAGCCACTTTTTAACCTTCTGCGTAATTTAATTTCAAGTTGTCGTATGTGTTCGGGTTTTTCAATATCGATGTCTAATTCTGTGTCAGGATCGTAACCACTCATTACATTTGCGGCATCGTCAACAGCACTTGGTAAGTCAGGCATATTATCACCATATACTTCTCTGCACTGCTCCTCAAATTCAGAATCATAAAATTGTTCTTCTACTTCTTCTGGGGTTGGTTCAGTTGGCAAAGGAGGTCCTGCACTTTCTAAGTTGATTCCGTAACGTAATAATGTTTGGTTGGCCGCAATAACCAGCATAACTGCTAATGGATCAAACACAAACACCAACATTAATATGAATACTTGTACAGCCTTGTCTAATAATTCTTGTCCGTCACCACCAAATAGTAATTGTGCTACATATTTGATTGGCCCTACTTCTTTTTCTAAATTTCTTACTTCTGATTCAGCCTCAAATTTCTCATCTTTAAGTGTTGCTATCTTTCCATAAATAGCGTCTATTTCACTATTAAAAGTATCTATCTGGTCCAATGCGTCATCTTGCGAACTTGTACTTTGATTTCTTAATCTGTTTATTTCTGCATTAGCACTTTGTATTGTTTCTTGTGCTTGACTTCTATATCTGTCAATAGCATCTTGGAAAACTTTAATATCTGCTGTTGCCTGTGTTCTTAAATTCTTTTGCTGTTCTGCAATTTGGTCACGCTCTACTTGTTGTGTTAGACGCAACGCATCTGCTTGAGCACCATAGTCAATTGTTTCTGTTTCTGCACGTCTAAAAGCACCACCTTCGTCTGTGGTAATTACTTCCGTGCCTTTTGCTCTTAGATCATTTACTGCTTTATCCAATGCGGCTAATCTAGTTTCAAGTGATGCTAAATCTGAAGTAAGTTGAGTTCTAACTGAATCTATTTGGCCTTGGTTATAATCTATATCGCCTTGTACTTGTTCCCATGCTGTATCACGTATTTGTATTTGTGCATCAATACTGCCTTGTACATCAAAGCCTCCATTGCCTATACTGGCAATACGATCTTCTATAATGTCAATACGATTTTCTTCACGTGCTATTTGTCCATCTATACGTTCTACTGCCGCAATGGCATCACCACTTACACCGGCCTGGTCTAAGTGAGCCTTAGATAGATAACCAAAGATTCCCATACTGGTTATAATCATGAGCACAAGAACTGCGGTGGATAGATATGCTTTTAATGTAAAACTAGTGTCGTCCCAATACCTATATAACCAACTTGCTGTGAGCAGTTTTCCTACTTCAAGTGTGCCAGCCATCACAGCGATTGGCAATGCGGCCGCACTGAATATGGCCATCAATCCAGCAATGCTGAACCAAGCCGCAACACCGGCTATTGCTAGTGCTGTAAATAATGTTAATAGACCAAACCACATAGTATTACTATTTAGTTGGTTTTGATGGGAGGATTTTGCCATTAAATACCTTGTTAAAGATAGAGGCCCCCACTCGTCAGTGAGGAAAGCCGTCTACGTTCTAAACTCTCGTATAGTCTTATATATTAGCACTGTTATTACTCGTCAGTAGGCAAACAGTGACGCCTATCTCCTTATAGTTCGTTTGGCACTGAATATGTAATACGTTGAGTATCAGCAAGTTCAACAGTAGCACTATTTGCTTCATGCTCTCTTACTGTTACACGTTGTACCCAGCATCTTCCATTTGTAAGTTCTCTTACAATTTCTTCTGCTTTATCAAATGCCATTTCAGCAAACCGTTCACAACCTGTTGCTGTAACTTGTCTAACATCAATCAGTTTTTTGTCTGCTAACATTAAAACAGTTTCCATTTCAGGATCATCTTCGGCTACCAAATAAGTGTGATCGAACATATACTTCAACCACTCTTTAAGTGGCTTCAGTCCCCCAAAGTCCACTATCCAGTTACGTTCATCAAGTTCGTTTCCGCCAAAGACGAATTCAAACTGTAAGGCGTAACCATGGATTAAATTGCAATGACTATCTGCTCGCCATTGTCTAAAGGCGCAACTATGCCCAGTGTTGTGTGCATAAGTCTTACCTGAATAAAATCTTTTTGTCATGTGCATGCCTCAATGTAGAAATAATAAAATTATTATACACTCTATTTAGGCTTTGTCAATCTAAAATTGAGAGAAATGTGGTCAGCATATCAACTTGTTTTTGAGAGTCAAGATCGTTCCATTCTGGAAAAATGTTTGATATTTTTTTGTGTGCATTGTTTACATTTGTATTCAATACATCAATGTTGTGTTTTATGATGTCTTGTACTTCTTTAACATTTGGATTGATAATAAAATCCTCTAAGAATCTATGCATGTTATTGCCTTTGTAAAACATTTGATAACCTCTAGATTCCAACTGCCTATTTGGGAAGTCTTCATATTGAACAAATGGTCTTCCTGCAACAATACATGCATAAGTTTTTTCAGTAATAAAATTTGTTTTTGGATGGGTTTCTGCAATTACTGATATAGATGTTGTTTCTAAAAATTGTTTGCTAATCAATTGAGTGTAGTCGTTGATACGTAATAATGCTGTATCAATAGGATCAGTTTCATGCTCTATCATGAAATCTCTAACTTCACGATAATCAATTCCAGAGCCATCATACAACCTGGCTGTTTCGTTGAGCCACTCTTCTATTGGTATTTCAATTTTTCCATAATTTGCAACCAGTTGTTTATTCAACGTGAACGTAATGTTTTCTGGGAAATAATTAAGTAAACCTTTGAGAACTAGATATCTATGTGGTCTCAGTTTACCAGGTAAAAATAGAATTTTCTTAGTGTATGGATGCCAAGATACTTTATGATGCCAATTCGGCCAAAGATCATAAAGCAGTTTAGTTGACAGTTCAAATGTATCTACAAAATGTAAGTTGTCATTTTTTATATTGTTTGGGCAACCTGGCGGAGAAGGGTTTATTTCAATTGATGAACAACACAAAAAATTACATGGTATATTGCTAAAGTTTGGATGTTGTTTAATCAACTCTTGTTTGAACCAAATCATTGAAGCATTGGTAGTAACACAGTTTTCAAATGTATTCCACACAACAACAATCTGTTTGATTTGTGAATAGTCTTCGGTATTGTGCTTACTAGGAAAATCAACCCAAACATCTTCTGTTGAAATGTGGGCCCATTGATTGCTGATGCGAATAATTAAGGTTGTGCCAACTGCATCAAATTTAGGCCACAAGATATAATTAGATGCTACCTCACCTAATACCTGTTTTTGAATTTTTGTAGGTTGTGCAAATATCAATTATAAAATTCCTGCTTCTTCAGCAGTCATATTTACAATTCCTTCCCTAATTAGTTTGCTTCTATTGGCCATATGCTTTTGTTGGATCTCATCTTTGTCACCACCAAAGTATGCTACAGCATGTCCTTCCTCTACTAATAATTCAGTGAGTGGACGCCATGCATCTTTGTTTGCATCATAGACAGAAAAGTCGCCAAGGATACGACCAAACTTACCTTTCATGTCTTCGCCTTTTTTGTTTATTTGCGTTTTGAGAATTGGACCTGATTTGTTTGCAAGTAATTGCTTTACTCTGTCCTTTGCGGCTAAACCAAATGCTTTTTCTACTTTGTCTCTTGTTCTGCTTTCTGGTGTGTCTATACCTACAAGCCTTACACGTTCTTCTTTTAGAACAATACCAAAACCTAAATCGATATCAACATCAACTGTGTCACCATCAACAATTTTAAGCACCTTTACTCTATACTCGTACATACTACTATCTCCTTACCTGTGTGTAGTTTAATAGTAGTATTTATCTTGCAGAAGCAACTAATTGGACTGTGAAAATTATAATAGCAAAGGAAAAACCAATACCTATAACTAATGCAATCATGTCAATCCAAAAACGTTTACGTTCTGCTCTCTTTTGTGCATCACGCATTCTGGCTTCACGTATTGCTCTACGTTCACGCATCATGTCATTGTAAAACTGTTGTTGTCCAGTGTAAAGCAAATACTCATAGAGTTCTTTTTCCATTTGCTTTATTTTGTGTTTTGCTTGAGTAATTTGCAATGCCTGTGCTTCGACACTGCTACCTGAGAACAGTTTTTTTACTAAAGGTTGATTTGAACCTTGTATGGCATTTTCGCTCAAAGCCTCTTTGGCTTCAAACCACTTACCATAGTAGTCCATCATGTCTTCGATCTCGCGACCGGCTTCCATACCTTTTTTAAGTGCATTGAAAGCAGAGCTGGCTAAAGAAATAGCCGCCGCAATTTCCATCATTAATGAAAATCCTCCGTACCTAAGTGTTATTTATCTTAGTGTACGAAGAATGTGTGATTGTCTATAATGGCTACTTGGGTGAATGCGTATTGCCAATCTGGGTCAGCAAGCCGTGGATTGAAATAGTGTGTTGCACCTTGTGTAAGGTCTTGTAACTGGCCTTCCAGTGCCAGACGTGCAATCTCTATGCTGTCTACCCATGCATCCATATTGTATCTTATCACGTTACCGTGTACATCAGTTAGCATGATAGTATCACTTTTACCATCACAGTACCAAGTGAATTGACACATGTTTTTTACAGGTACTATTCGATTATGATTTTCTAACCACCATGTGGAATGTACTGCTTGATAAACAACATCACATACAGTATTAGGAAATCTTTTATTATTGACTCTATTGATCGTGACGTTTGCAACAGCAATTTTTCCATTCCTGCTTTCTCCCCTTGCTTCAAAATAAATATTTTTTGCAAGGCAATGCATTTGGTCTAAATCAACTTCTGGAATAGTTGGCTCTGGTGTAGTGATTACTACTGCAACTTCCTTTTGTACTGGCAATGTTTCAGCAACAGAAACATCTTTATCATAAAATGATATAGCAACTATCATTGCTATAAAAACAACTGCAAACCTCTTCATAAGTTCTCCTTACAATAACTATTTTGCTAGTGTAATGTTTGTAGTACTCTGTAAGTATGCTTTGCTAATTTCTTCTTCTGTTGCTACATACGCAACAACCGTATTTTTATTTATATAAAACTTTTCAGCTCTGCTAGTCATCATCCATGGAATAATGCCCATTTTGCCATCTGGTGTGGCACTGATTGTTGCTGGCTTACTAACAACAAGGTTAATATCTGTGTCATCTTCATAACAAGCAATAATTTCTTCACCGCTTGTAACTTTAATAGATATAGTACTTCCTTGTTTAATTGGCTTTTCTAATAACATAATTTTATCCTATTTTGTATATTATATACTATGTTAATGTGTAAGTCAATCAATTTTTGGCCAATTTTGACCGTGATTTGAGCCATTTTTAGTAGATTGTCGTAAATATTATTGTGACAGACATGTTTAATGTCTAACAAGTAATAGAATATGTGTCCCTCTTAGAATACACTAGATAGTAGAAGAGCACTACAAACCCTCTGTCACAGCTCATTAAGTTGTCCGGACAACGACTTATAAGTAAAGTACTTCGTCTTTCTGATAGACAAATTCACCTTTGCTTAATAACTCCATCAACCTAACTCTGGAATCTGATTCTCTACTTCCGTGTACATGCACTGTGCCTACATCTTGTAGACCCACTCTATTGAATTCTTTATTCATTTGCATACAATCAGACAAAGACATATGACTTGATTCATCATAAAATAAGAATTGATATGCTAACCTAGGATCATATAATTTTTCAAATGCAACATCTTGACTCCATAACATAGCATTGTAAATAATTTGTTCGCTGTCCCACCTATTAGGATTCCAATTTTCAACCATTTTTAATCCAAGGTCCCAAACATCTTGACTCATATCTTGCGGATAGTATCGCACTCCACAATTAAAATATTTGTCAAATTTAATATCATAATGATCATCTGTTGTACTTACTGGCTGAGTAAAATTGTACATTTTGAAATACTTGGTATCCCAAAAATAATCAACACCTTTAATAAAAATTACGTCAAGATCAACATACAAAATATTATGACCTTCTTTCCACAGTTCATATATTTCATAAAAGTTAGTTTTGAAAACGTCTCTGATATTATCTGCTTCTCCGCGAAACACTTTTACTTCGTCTAAGTCCTTGATGTATTTTTGTGCTGACTCAATTAATAGTTCTTCCATTCTGGCATAATCAGTTTCTAATTGTTCTGAACTATCTGTTTTATCGTCCCACCATTTAGAATGATCTGATATTTTATAATTTTTTGCTACTAGAATATTGCTCATGGTTTTATTGCCCACCATGTTGCAAATGCTTCGTCAGTTTTGCACAGAGGTAAATTATTTGCTTCTCTGAATTCATCTACTGCTTTTATAACACCAAATTCTTCGATGTGACTTTTTGCAATATAATCATGTCCTGCTAATATGCCACCTGGTTTGATTTTAGGCCACCATGCTTGAATATCTGCTCTAACTGGTTCATATTTGTGATCAGCATCTAAATACACAAAATCCAATGATTCATTTTCAAAATGTTTTGATGCACTCACACTATGAGCTCTCCATATTTCTGCACAATCAAAATCTTTTTCAAATGAGTCTTTGACACTGAGATATAAATGATCTAAACTTTCTTGACTCTTAAATTCGTTGCCAGGCTTGTCTGTATAACCTTCATATAATTCCCAAGGGTCTATGCCTATAAATTTTTTAGGCTCGAGGCTTCTTATAATAGTTCTACTGTAATCACCTCGCCATACACCAACTTCAATTGCTGTATCAATATCGCCTAGTTGTTTTTTTACTACCTGTGTTAACCAACCTGTTCTTTCCATTTTTATCCCATAATCAAATCTTTTCTAGATGAGATGTCATAACGACAGCCATAATCTCTAAGTATACTTCTATTATGTAGCAACATATTCAAATCTTCTTTCTTTTTTTGGTAAAGGTTTGTTGCCCCATAATCACATAATCTTTTTATTTCTTCCTTGTACATATCCCATCTTACTTGTTCAGTAAACGGAGTAAAATGTTCTTTGTGATTAGGGTCTATTACATCATATGAATAATCAATCCATACAGGAAATTTGAATCCATAATCATGTCTCAAATGTTCTAAAGTATATGCTCTTCCAAATGGTAATATAAAATGCCCTTTGATAAGCGGTGTCCAAGTTTTTTCTGTTATGCATTTAGTGTTGTTGACACCTGTATATACTAATGTTTCTACGTAAATACTCAAACTCGATGAATTGTAATATGCATTATGAGGTGGAGAAAATCCCCAACCATTTAGCCCTAAGAAATCTCTTGTGTGATATTTGTCCATATCAGGAAGTAATGACAGCCCTTGTGATATATCACCAATGTATCCTTCGTAATCAAACAGTAACCTATTAAGTTCTTTTCTCAACACACTCCTTTGTGCAAGCCGAGGTTTGATTCTTGTTGTACTAGGAGTTACAAAAATTTTGGGAGTTATTTCATGGTTATTCACACAACGCATAAACTCCTGTAATTCGTATATGATATCATGGTCAGGTGTGATATCAAAAGTTTTGTGTGGGAAAGTGTCTACAGCACCTTCTACTGGTTCTGGCTTTTGGTACCAATGATTCTTATGTGCTTTATGCCAATACGGTTCTATTACATCACGTTTGAAATGCATGATGTGAGACCTGTTAAACAAAAAATCTGTGTAGATTAACTCAGATGTATCATCATTAACTTTGTTGTAATCAGTGTGTAAATTTACAATTTTTCTAAAGGGAGTATTACCACTGTATTCGAAATTACTAGGTTTCATAATTTCTTCATCAATGTGAGTAACAAACACGATGTTTACTGCTACCTGATTTTTATTAAAGTGCTTGAACAAATATTCAGAGGTTTCACTGTCTATGTTATTAGGCAACATCACAGGAACAATATCTGCTTCTTGTGGTTCTTGAACAAATTCAAAAATTCTATCTTGAAACAACAAATAAAATTCTACTGAAGCCGTATAATTTTCTTGTATAGGTCGATCGAGCCAATCTGATGAGTACATGCCGCCCATGGCATCTATGACGTATTCTAATACTTTAATTTTTTCCATATTCAATGCTCTGCAAATACAGTTGCTCACTAGCCAAATTCTTGGCTTTAGCCTCACATTGAATGTCGAATTGTGGCCAGAAGCTCAGTGCCCATTCGTTAGCATCATGGTTAGGATAGTAGTCTGAGTGGGCTCTCAGTTTTTGTTTCTTATGACCCTCTTCAAGTAATCCGCCGATATCATGCAAACCAACATGGGTATTGTCACCAGCAGGTAAATGCTCGTCACGACTGTAACTATAATGCATAGCAGGGCGAACTCCACGCCAACTGTCGATAACTGCTTTAACTCTGTCATCCTCGGGTTGTATGTACTCTTCATCTCTAATCCAGTGATGGTGTATGTCTAACACTAATGCTAGGTGATCTACCAATTTAAGACTCTCATCAAGTCCCCAGCACATTTCGTCATTCTCAATAGTAATAGTATTTAGTGCCTCGGGTGACAATTTAGGAAGTACTTTGATAATACCTTCTGCACCTTGTCTACCTGATATGTGTACGTTGATCTTGAAGTCTTGAAACTGCTTGCCATAGCCCATCCAACGTGCCATGTTTGCATGATATTCAAATTCGTCAATGCTACGTTCAACTACATCTGGCTTATCACTTGCAAGTACACAGAACTGTCCAGGATGGAAACTGAGACGCACATCTTTAGCACGAGCAAGTTCGCCTATACGTGCAAAGCCTTTGCGTAATTCTTCACGGTTATTACTGTCTTCCCACAAGTAACGCCAAGTGGGTTCAGTAGCCATAGGTATCTGATTACTACCGAGTCGAACCATTTTACGATTATCTGGGAGTGTACTTACATACTCAACAAGATTGTATGCACTTTGCATGTTGTGTGTTACCACTTCAAGCAATTTACTTTCTGCTACAACTTTGTCTTGTCTATTACACCAAGCAACAGTAGTGCCTTTTTCTGTAAAGTTTTGTTGTATTTCTTTTAGAATTTTTGGCTTTTGAGTTTGATCTGGGTCTAGATACTTACAGCAAAAACCTATTCTTTGGATGTCTTGTTTGAACATTTCTTTAGTATATCTATGGCTGTGTTAGTTACGTATTTTTCTGCGTCATTAGTTGACATTTTCTTATCAAACATTTTAGCATCTAATACAGGTTTTGTCAAGGCACTCATTTGATTAATCATATCTTTCATGAGATCTTCATGTGATTCTCCCATTGCAGGCACAGGTCTTTCGGTGAATGCAACAGGCACATCATCTTCATAATAGACTTCATGGATGGAATAAAATACTCCATCTTCTGATTCGTGTTTAACTACTCTATGATTCCATGACATACTACTATTATATATGAATTAATTTGCATGTCAATCACTAATTTAGATAAATACAACTGTAACTTTTACAAATGGTACAAATGGGAGACATACATGGCCACTGTTAAAAAATATAATTTAGCAGGTTTGAACGCAAACGTCGAACTTGGAAAGCAAGGTTCTTATATCACGGGCGGTGCAAATGAAATTGGATTTTATGCAAATGGCGGTGCATTGCAAAAATTAAAGATTGCAAATGCAACGGTAGCAAGTGAAGCGGTAACTAAAGCTCAATTAGACGATGTAGCGGCAGATCTTTTACAACATGTCACAGTAGACGTTGACTATGATAGCGGTAGTGCAAACATAGCAACAGTCGGTTCAGGCACTAGAGTTATTAGTGTTACTGTTGATGTTCCAATTGCTTGGACAGCACCAAACAATACAGCAACCTACATAGAAGTAGGTGATTCAGACAACCAATCAAGATATATTAGAGCACAAGATATAGATGTTTTGAAAGCGGCACAATATCACAGCCAATACCAATACGAATATGGTAGTGAGGGAACACTAACATATGATATAACACAAGGTAGTGCAAGTGGAGGTAGTGCAACACTAAGCATTGTGTTAGCAAGTGATAGTGTAAGTGTTACTGACTATGGTTCAATTAACAATGCTCAAAACAGCAACAGTGATCTTGGTAACATTAGTTAATAGGGGTAAAGCATGGTTGATTCAGTAAAGAACTACGGCATAACAGGTGTAAGTGGTAATGTCGAATTAGGTAAGGGTGGCCCTAGAGTAATTAGCAGTAGTGATGATATCTCCCTATTTGCAAATGCTGATACTCTAGCAAGAGCAAACATTGCGGCAGGTACTGATGATGCCCATGCTGTTACCAAACAACAAATGGACAATGCAACAGGTTCCCGTGTACAAAATATCACTGAAACTGTTACATACGATGGTGGTAATCAATTCCTATTCACTGTTCCAGCAAATACCACTATATTGAGTACTATGATAGAAACTACATCTGGTAATTGGACAGATTATAACAGCACTACTAATATAACAGTTGGTGATGCTGTAGACAATTCAAGATTATATGGTGTAGGTTTTGAACCAGACGGTAGTCAGCAAATAGATGAAACTAATCACATATACACAGCAGAAACTGATTTATATGCTTACGTAACACAAGGTGGTGCCAGTGCAGGTACTGCCACAATTAGAGTTATGTTAAGAGGTTCTGAGGTAGACCAAACGTCCCCATAATATGAATCTTAACGAATTGAAAAACAAAGTTGCAAGAACAACTGACCCAAAACCAAAGTTAAGGAAGCCTACTAGAGGACATCAAAGTAAAGGTGGACTAGAAGGTCAACTAGTTGGCGAAGGTGATGTTGTGCAAGGAAACTTTGCACCAACACCACAGCAAAAAGAAATAGCACGTAACGAAATGAAAGATGTGAATCAGGCTATTGCTATGTTGTTGGATAGACTGGAAGAAGCAAAAGAAATCACAAAGTCATTGCCATCGCAAATATCATTTCCAGTTGAATTAGAAGAATTGATCAAAGAATGTCAATTAGGCATTCAAACTATTAATCATATGATCGATGGTGTTCTCAGAGAAGCCGTACAAGTATATATGGTGTACAAAGATGGCTCACCAATATCTAAACATGCAAGTAAAAAAGATGCTGATCAAACAGCGGCCATGTTGTCAGTGCCTGGTTCGTCCAGCAAAATAGAAGTGCGTGGTCCCGTAGATGATCCACAACAAGCAAAGAAAGAAAAAGACAAATTCAATTATGTAGGCCATACTAAAGAAGCAGAAGAGCCTACAGCAGATAAAAGTGCAAGACACAAACTGGATCACAGTTTGAGAGCTCAAGGTCACAAAGTTGAAAAAGACAAAAAGAAAAAATTAAAAAAAGGTGAAGTCAAACACAAAGGCAAACTGTATGATGATTTGATAGCACTAGAAGACAAAAAGAAAACAAAAAAAGATGCCTGTTATCACAAAGTAAAATCTAGATACAAAGTATGGCCCAGTGCCTACGCATCAGGTGCTCTTGTTCAGTGCCGTAAGAAAGGCGCTAAGAACTGGGGCAACAGTTCCAAGAAGTAATAAATACCTGTATGAAAATCACACAAATCCTGTCTGAAACCATAGAAGCATCGCAAGATCTTTCTGCGTTGATGCAGGGTATTGAACACGACCTAGCAAACAGAGACAGAGAGATAGACGAAAACCTACGCAAGTGGTTCAAAGACAAATGGGTGCGTTTTGGTCCTGATGGCAAGATCAGAGGTGATTGTGCCAGAGGTTCAAGTTCAGAAGGCAAGCCTAAGTGTCTACCACAAAGCAAAGCACACGCTCTTGGCAAAAAAGGTCGCAAAACTGCGGCCAGTAGAAAACGCCGACAAGATCCCAAAAAGAATCGCAAAGGCAAGGCCAAGAACGTCAAAACCAAATAGGAGTAATTTATGGATAAGTTAAAATTAATGTATTCAATGGGCAAGGGCTGGCTAATGGCTCGCCTAGGAGAAAGAACATCTTGGGATGGTGGCGTACTGGTAGCAGTATGCGGTGGCTATCTTGTGTTAGGTGGACTCATTGATCTAGTTGCATGGGCCGGTTTATTATACGGTGCTTGGACAATTTGGAAAGCAGAATCAAGCAAATAATTTTACACATTCACTGCACTTCGGTGCAGTGATTCTTCTAACCTAAATTCTCACAATCAAATCAAACGTCATTATAAATATCCCATATAAGGAGAATCATGGCGACTAGAAGTAACAGTTATAAGAGTGTTCATGTTGGTATCAAAAAAGGTACCTCCATTGGTAACAATCCAAAACGCAAAAAGACAATGAACAAAAGCAAGAAACGCTCTTTCAAAAAATATCGCGGACAAGGTAAGTAATGTGTCAGAGCAAATTGAGTTCTTTTCTGATTCCATACATGTAAACGGAGTCGATCCAAAGTTTGGAAATGCAGGTAAAGATTTTCCTATAGACTATCCACAAGATGCACTCAATTTTTTTGCCATAGAGCAAAAATACACTGACAATTGTTGTATACTAACATCAAATCCCAAAGGTAATTATCTCTACAGTATAAAATGGTTTGCATTTAGGACTGGGGCACACATGCCTTGCAAATATTTCTACATACCCCCTAATGTATTAGATGATGTTAAACAAGGCAGATGTAAAGTGGCAATCAATAATGCAACCGAAGGTGCTGACTATGACTTTACTGATACCAACCTACAACTTAAAAAAGTAAACATTAATGGTACTGACTTTTACACATTGTCAGAAGTGTTAGCAAATACATGTAAAGTATATGATTTAGAAATGCAACACTTTATATATCTAACTGCAAACATAAGATTAAAGCCAAAGATTCCTATCACTGTTATCAAATATGATTATATTTTTTATAACATGGTAGACAAAAGTCATGATTATCCTATAGTGTATGACAAAGAATATAAAATATTGTCATTAAACAAGAAGCAGAGACCTCATAGAACAAAATTTATTAACTATCTGATACAAAGTGATCAATTAGTTAACAACTGTATATCCGCCCATTGGCTTGATATTAAAATAGATCCAAAGCACGAACTCGATCCAAAGTTTCATTTTCATGAATACCACAATGATATTGGTAACATAGAAGTATTTTTGGATAGTTATGTAAACTTTGTAACTGATACATGGCTTGAAACCAGCGATCAATATACACACCCTGATGAAGAATTAATTCTAACAGAAAAAATATCCAAGTCTATATTAATGAAACAGCCATTTGTGTTCCTAGGACGTGAAGGTATATTGCAAGAATTACGTAATAGAGGGTTCAAAACATTTATGGAATGGTGGGACGAAAGTTACGACCTTGAAACTGACAGTAGCACACGTACTAAATTAATCATAGACTTGTTTGATGAACTCAATAGTTTTACAAAATCTGATTGGACTGTGATCATAGAAGAAATGGAAGACGTATTGGTCTACAATTATAACCATTTCAAATATCTTGCTAGTAAAGAGAACAAAAATTTTGTCAAACAGATAAATGCTATTTTTGATAAATAGTTTATATGAAACTGTTAGACATCGGCGAAAGCATAACAACTGAAGCAATAGACTTAGATGCATTGCAATCTAGGTTATATGATCTTGAAGCGGCACAAAAACGTGCCAGAGAAATCACTAAAAATATCAAGTATGTTGATCAGCACATGGATATTATCAGAGAACTTGAGAATCTTGCAGAAGAAGTTGGACTAACATTAGATGACTATAATGTACGTCAAGTTTATCAAGCAAAAAACAATTTAGAAAGTGCAATATACGAACTCGAAGAAGCATTTGAAGATGCAATCAGAGATGCACAAAATGCTGTTGACGATGCTGAATATGATATGGAAGAAGGCCGTATTGAAGATACATTTGGTACTAAAACCATAGACAAACATGATAAGCCTCGAAAGAGAAAGAAAAAAGAAGTTGACGAATCACTCAAAGCACTAGCAAGACATGTCAAAGAGGGTGTGCCTCTACCAGACAGTCTTTTCAGATATCAAAGCGAAGCCTACTTTGATACGTTCCGCAAAGCCAAACAATTACGAGAAGCAGGTTCACTTCCTGAGTTAGATTGGGAAAGTGAAGAAATGCTTGGTACCGACATAGGTGAAAGTGTACGGTTGAAAGGTATTGGTCCTGTTTGGTTGGATGTTCCGTATCTGGATGAGAGTGATGATTATGAAATGACTACTTGTGATTATTGTCACGGCAACGAATGGGATCCAGATGGCCCACAAGAGGATGACAATTATGATGACTGTCCAAAATGTGGTGGCACAGGTGAAATTCCCAAGGACGACTTAGGCGGAAGTTTAACTTCAGAAGGAATCAACGAAGACTACGATCCAAAATTAATCTCTATGTTAGCAAAGTTTGAAGATGACTGCGACGAAATATATAGATACTATGGCGACACAGACGTAATAACAATTGATGAGTTAATCAAAGCAGGCAAGGCAGAAGAAGCCGCTGATGAAATGGCTACTGCAATGTCAGATCAAGATGGTGGTAGCAGTAAGCATGATTACATTTATGCTTTAGCAAAAGATGCAGTAGACGATTACATGTATGATATGAATGAAGCCAAAGGTGACATTCGAAAAGCATTAGGTGGAGTGGCACTTGCAGGTTTACTTGGTTATGGTGCTATTAAGACAACCAACGACATGGACCAACAAGCATATAGTAAGAGTGTGCAATTACCTCAACTTGAATTGTATTTAGATTATGCTGAACAACAAGGCGATGACAGAATGATCAAGCAATTAAAACAACGTATTGGCAATCATAAAATGCGTCTAAGTTTGGGCAAAGGTGATGTAAGAGACAGCAAAAACAAACCTATAGAAGTTGTTTACGACAAAGAAGGCAAAGCACAGGGACCTGTCAAAGAAGCAGAATACAACGGCAAGGATGTAGAACTAAACAAACCAAAACGTGGCGGTAGTAAGAAATACTATGTGTACGTTAAAAATCCTAAAACAGGCAGAGTTAAAAAGATTTCCTTTGGTGATGTCACAGGACTTAAAACAAAATCTGGCAACAAGAAAAGAGCAAAATCATTTGCCGCTAGACACAACTGTGAAAAGAAAAATGACAAAATGAAAGCCGGTTACTGGGCATGTCGCTTACCACGATACGGCTTAGTAAAAGGTGGACAGTGGTGGTAAAACCTTACACCCAATCTCAAATATCTAAAAATAAATTTGAACGTATATTTCGTGAACACACTAACGAAGACGAATTGGTATGGCACAGAGACAGAAAAAACAGAATCGTTAAAATTATTGAATGCAATGGTTGGAAGTTTCAACAGGACAACAAATTGCCCATAGAGTTACATGAGGGCGATACACTACACATAAAAGCAAACGAATATCACAGAGTAATAAAAGGCTCAGGTAGCCTGGTAGTGGAGATTACAGAACATGGATCTGAGGATAGTTGAAAACAGCGGATTTCATCCAACAGCAACAATAACAAAACCCATGATGGACGAAGAAGTTCTTGCCTGGAGCATGAAGTACTTTGACAAAGACGGTTTTGAAATCAACGAACTTGAACAAGCATACTACCGAGACAATGATATCTTTATTGACGGTATGCATTTATTTCACATTGCCAACCAAACAGACTGGATAGTGGATCGGGAAAATAGTGATTTTGGTTGTGTCGTAGACCACAGCATGATATCAACACGTTGGGCATTTGGTGGTAAAGCCAGAGAACAACTTATTGCACTGAGTTATCGCAAACCAGAACTTAACAAACTGTTAGCAATACGTCCTAAGTGGGGCATAGATTTTAGCCTTGATTACATTTACCCAGGTGGTTGTATGGAACTGTTTCACATAGAAGCAGACTATTGGACATATGACGAAGCATTAGAAGGCAAGTGGAAAGCAGAAGAACTCATCATGAATGCAGATTGGGAAGATCAAGCAGAAACTGTCCTCAAGAAAAAAGATCAGTGGATAGACTTGAATGCTGATGATCAAGCCGATTGGAAAGCACAGTACTTTGGTTGGGATAGAGCATTCGATAACTTCAAGGTATTCTCATAGCACCCTATAAATAGTTGCATGTTTGTAGAACTTGTAGACAACAACATAGATGTAGTTGCTATTCAAAATGATTTGACAAAATTAATAGCAGAACACGATCTATATTATCAAAACCAAATATCTATAACCAGCGTCATGGGAGATGATAATTGGAGTTGCAGTATTGGCAGAGGCAATCTCAAATACAAGGAAAGATTCTACAGCACCATTAATAAATCTCTAGAGGGAACATATATACACAAGTTGGTAGAAAAATACAATCAATTTTACAGATGGCGTATACTAAAACTTCTACCTAAATCTACATACAGTGTGCATGATGATTTTAATGGAGTTGATGACAATTTGCGTTTACATATTCCCATACAAACTAACAACGACTGTTTCCTATGTTCGTTTGCACAAATGCCACAAAGCGGACAACAAGTAAATGTAATACACGAACATTTAGCATTAGGTAATAGTTATGAAGTAAACACCACAGGCTTGCACACTGCTGTAAACTACGGCACCACAGATAGATATCACTTAGTAGGAATACGTTATGAAAATAGGAATAACAGGACACACTAGCGGCATTGGCAAGGCATTATATGACACACTGATTTACAAAGGTCATACATGTATTGGTTTCAGCAGAAGAAACAGTTATGACATTAGTGATCAAGAAGATCGCAATGCTATTTTACACAATGTCAAAAACTGTGATGTGTTTATTAATAATGCTTGGGCAGACTTTTATCAGGTAGATTTATTCCAAGGTGTGTTTGACATGTGGATAAGTGATAAAAGCAAAACAATCATAAACATAAACAGCAGAAGCAAATACGGCATCAGCGGCAATCCAAGTTACAGTGCAACTAAAAAGCAATTGGCTAAAGTTGCATACGATGGCATGTTTAATCCTGACAAACGATGTCGCATTATCAATATCAATCCGGGTTATGTAAAAACAGACATGACTGCAGATAAACATGATACAGTGCCTATGCTGTCTGCCAAAGAATGTGCAGACATGATTTTATGGGCACTTAACCAACCACAACACATTGAAATTGGAGAAATGAGCATGTGGCTCACATCACTTGATCATGATAAATAGTGTATATGAAACAAGTAGTTGTTTATCCAGGACGATTTCAGCCAATGCTACCGCATCATGCGGCAGTGTTCTCAGGCCTACAGACGCAATATCCTAACGCAGATGTTTATATTGCAACATCAGATAAAGTAGACTTTCCAAAGTCTCCATTTAATTTTGCTGAAAAGAAAGCAATCATGTCTGAAATTCACAACATACCGCCGGAGAGAATCCTAAATGTAAAACGTCCTTACAACGGTGACGACTACGCACAATACTTTGATGCTGATTCAACACAACTTATATTGATAGTTGGTGAAAAAGACATGCAGGGCGATCCTCGTTTTGATTTCAATAATGTAGATCCTGAAACTGGCCTCGATATGAAACTGAATGGCAGTGGCCCAAAATGGATGCAAATGATAAATAGTATTAAGGACGGTGAGGCTGTGCCTCTTAAAAGCAGAGGTTACTTAGCAACTGCACCTACAGTAGAGCGTAATGGTGAAGTTGCAAGTGCTAGTGCATTTAGAAATGCTTTTGTACATGCAGTAGACACAGAACACCGCAAAGAAGTCATGAGAAACTATCTTGGCAAATTCGATCAGGGTATATTTGACTTATTACAGAATAAAATATTGGATAATAAAATGAGCGAAGATATTAATAGACTAAAACATTTAGCAGGGTTAGACGAAGCACCAGTTAATTTTGATGACTATCAATCCATAAGTCCAAAAGATGCTAAAGCGGCCGCTGAAAGACCAGCAAAAGCCGCCGCCAGTGATCCTTCTAAAGTAGAATTTTTCCCAGCAGATCCAGAAATGTTCCACAGCACTATTAAGAAAAGTGTTGCTAACAGAATGGGACCAGATGAGGACCCAAATGATCCTGTAGCAAAGAAAGAACATTTTATGATGGAATTGCTTAAAGCACCTGCACTATTGTTAGGTGAAATCAATGCACGTCTTAAAAATGACGATAATGGATTAGCAGTTAGTGATAGACTAAGTGCAGTTATCCAAAAAATTGATGAAGTAGGTTCTGTTATGAGTCTACCTGAAGACGACAAAAAATTTGTTATCCAATTAGTTTCAAACGCTCTTAAAAATATGGACTTGGTAAAAGATCCAAAAGCAGATCAAGAAAAAGCAGATTACGAAAAAGAATTTGAGAGTGTTGACTTATCAGATGTACGCGAAGACTATGGTATAGAAGAAGCAGAAATCAATGAAAGATCCTGGGACTGGAAAAATTACGACAAAGAAGCAGGATACGATGCTAACTTTAGTTTATGGTCACAAGAAGCACAAGCCGAAAGAAGTGCATATGGTGATAAGCCATTTAGTAGTGCAGAAGAAATGCACACTGTATTTGTAGACATGATGAAACGTAATGGCATCAATGTCATGCAACAAAAACAGTTAAGTCAAAAATTAAAGGCTCAACAACGTCAAGCAGAAATTGACAAGTATAGAGACTTTAAGATGAGTAACTTTACAAAAAGAAGATCTGCAATGTCTGAGTTAAAAAAACTTGCTGGCATTGAGATTAATGAATTGGCAGACGAAGAACCAGACATGAGTGAAATCAAATGTCCTAACTGTGATAAAGAACATCCAGTAAGTGCAAAAGCATGTCCTCACTGTGGTACACCAAATCATGTTGCGGAAGGTGCAGTCAGAGATCAAGCACAAGATGATTTTGAAATTCTTGCAAAAATGAAGAACGATGGTGCCAGTGAACAAGACATTGAAGCAAAAGCTCAAGAATTAATGTTTGGTATAGATGTATTACATGCAGTAATGAATGATTGGGAAAGCCCATTTGATGAACCAGAAATGGAAGAAGGCATGGACCCAAGCATGTTACAAGACTTTGATCCAATTGCAGGATTAGAAGACTGCCCACTTTGCAATGACAGTGATGAGGGACCAACAGCATTAAACATACGTGGTGATGCAACATGTAAAGGATGTAATGGCTTTGGTAAATTAGGTGTAGTAGATCATATCAAAGGACTCAGTGGCATGGACAAAGAACGTGCTGTTAAATGGGTTATAAAAAACTTTGATTCACTGAATTTAGATCCAAGCATGTTTGAAAGTTTTGATCCACGTGCAGAACAAAGTCGTGAGGAAGAAGCATACAATGAATTAATGGATGCTTATGGTCAAGGTGGTGAAGAAGCATTAGCACAAGAAATAGGCATGAGCATAGAAGAACTTGATCAAGAAATGAGCGAGTATGCTAGAGATCATAGTTTGCACATGGACGATGACAGAGATGAAGTTATCCAAGGATACATCGAACAATTAGTTGATAATGCAGATTGGAAAGACCACGGTGAATATGATTATGAACCAGAAGATGCTGAGATGGAAGAAGCAATCGACGGTACAGTAGACAAAGCCATCGAAGAAGCAATGCTTGAACTTAGAAAATTGGCAGGTATATAATGAACGAAATAGATAGATTACAGCAACTAGCAGGTATTGTAAACGAAAAAGATGCCGGTGACAACAACAATGTTAAAATGGCAGTTGGCCACGTTGATAACGAAAGAGACATGCTTCGCAGAGAGTTATTCCAAATGGGTACTTACTGTGTTGAACTGTTCAAGATGCTAGATGAATTACCTGATTCAGATTTTCCACATTGGTGGCAAGCAAAAATTGTCAAAGCAGGAACATATCTCAGTGGTGCAAAACACTATTTAGAAAACTCACTAGCAGTACCTCCTGGTGATGATATGACTCAAGATGGCACTGGTCCTAGTGATATTGAAGTTTCAGATCCAGATTATGATGATGACAACGACCCAAGTGGCGTTAGTTAAATTTATTCTCAACCGTAGATAGTATCAAATCTAAAATACAATATTGACCCAACATACTTGGGTGCCCACCATCTGGAAAAATATAAGGTTTTATAAATGGATCTTCAACAGTATCTTGGTAAAACTTTTGTTGTTCATCCATATCATTTAATATTTCAAGATCCCAACTATCATCTACATCTATGTCAGAAGACAACTTCCAATACCCAAAATCTTGTTCTGCGTTCTTTATAAAATAGTCATGTTGATGATGTGTTTTAATTAATGTAGCAATAACATCAGATGATGCCAAATGTATAGGAGACTTGGGATTTTGTTTTTTCCATATATTAAAAGTACTTTTATCAAATTTTCCTTGTCCTCCTATCAATATAACTTTTTGTTTGTTTTTCCTTGCCCAACTGGATATTCTATCTAAACTACTTATATTGATATTTTTTATATACTTCTCCAAAGATTTCTTATCATGCACAGGAGCAGACTGAATGTTGCTACCTCTAAATATATTAGAATAAAAAACTACTGAGTAG